AGGATTTCAAATGTGGCAAGCATTGATCGGCCCAGTAGCCAACATCGCTGGCACTTGGCTTGAAGGAAAACAGAAAAAGGCAGAGGCGAAGGCAAAGCTAGAGGTTGCTAAGGTCGAAGCTACTGTCAAAAAGGTTGAGCAGGATGGTGACTGGGAAGCACAAGCTATGTCGTCATCCGATAACTCATGGAAGGATGAGGCTTGGACGCTGTGCTTTATTGCGCTGATCTTGGCATCATTCGTGCCACCCCTCCAGCCATATATGCAAGCTGGGTTTGATTTCCTGCGTACTGCTCCTGAGTGGCTACAGTGGGGCATCCTTGCAAGCATCGCCGCATCTTTTGGTATCAAGTCAATCAGTCAGTTGAAGAAATGAAACTAAGCCGCAACTTCTCTCTTAATGAGTTAACCAAGAGCCAAACTGCGGTGCGCAACCAGATCGACAACACGCCGGCTGATGAGCATATCGAAGCCCTGCAAGCTCTCTGTAAGGCGATCCTACAGCCTGTGCGCGACCACTTTGACATACCCTTCACACCCTCTTCTGGCTATCGCTCTGCGGCCTTGTGTGAGGCTGTTGGCTCCAGCAAGAAAAGCCAGCACGCCAAAGGTGAGGCGGCTGACTTTGAGGTGTCTGGCATTGACAACTATGATCTTGCTTGCTGGATCCGCGACAACCTGACATTCGATCAGCTTATCCTTGAGTACTACAAGTCTGGCGATCCGTCCTCTGGCTGGGTGCATTGCTCTTTCAAGGACAAGGGTAGCAACCGACATGAGTGCCTGACCTTCAATGGCAAAGAATATAAAAAGGGTTTAATCCGCTGAGCAACTATTCCAGATTGGCATCAACACCAACAAGACTGAAGCGTGTCCTGTTGTCGCCATAGCGATTGATGCAAGTCTCAAGAGCCTTGATTGCGCGGTCACGCTTTTTGTAGATGCACCCCTCTGTTGGCTCTGCAAGCCACTTGTAGTTGCGCCCAAAGAAATATTCTGGCATCTCTCCGTCGCGTGTGCGGACAACATAGTAACCCTTAGTCATTGTCCCCACCCAAGTTTAGCAGGCCGCGCTGACGGACAATCTTTGCCGCCTCTTCCACAAAATTAAGAAGTTGATTGTCGCTAATCAAAACTGAGTGATACACATTGTCCTTGCCGCGAAAGCACAGCTCTGCGGCCCACTCCTTTTCAGGAGCATTGCGCAAGTAAAACAGTTGGTGCACGTCGTTATTTTCCATTTCTTTCATCCCTCTCTACTATAGCTCTGAGCATCTCCGCTCTTAGGTTAATCCAATCCACTGAAAGCATCCTTGCCCCATCAGGATCATATAGCTTGCGGTTCTTAATATGATTCTCAATCACTTCGCTGACGCGGTCTAGTCCCTCAGTGGTCGCTGGCATCTTCGTGGTCCTCCCAAGGATCTTCGTCGATAGAACCTGAGCCGCCGCATCTCTCACAGTCTGCACGATCATTGTAGGGTTCGCCATAAACTTGCGGAGCGTACCACCCATCCATCGGCCCATCATCACAAGGCACCCAACCACGACCTTTGCAGTCAGGGCAGTCAACGATTGGAATTTTAATTTCATCACCACGTCTCCCAAAAATTATTCGATAACTTGACATTGTCTTTCCTCCTTGCTTCTGACAGACAGTCCTCTGCGTGGTGCACTGTCTGCTTTGTCATCAGAACAACCCAGTCACTGTTGTTCAAGTTTATTGATCCTCCGCATCCTGCGCAGGTGTCCCATCTGGGTTTAACCCCAGAGCCTGAAGAGCGGTTCTTTTTCTTAGCTCGCGCCATGCCCAGCTATCGGTTGGGCAACTGCTGATTTCCAGTAGCCACTTTTCTAGTGACAGGCACCTGCCGCGCCAATATTTGGCGATAGCTAGGCAATCGCCATGATTGAGTTTCTCCATCTCCGCCTCCGGCATGAGCCTGATCTGCTCTGTCAGCTTCTGGTTTGTGCTTTTCAGCTTGCTCATTAATGAACTTTTGTCGCTCATCCTCTATCTCCTGACTCAAGGCCAACACCTTCTCACAATCTTTTGCCAGTTGGAAGTCGGTTCGCATCTTTTCTCTGACTGACTTGACGCCGTGCAAAATCGAAGTGTGGTCGCGGTTCATCAACCTGCCGATGGTGGTCAGGCTGAGTTTAAGCTCAGTGTTTGCAAGATAGTAGATAACATGGCGCGGCTTGATCAGATTGCCTGCCCGACCGCCACCCTTAAGATCATCCAAGCTGACATCGAAGACCCTCTGTGTTGCACGCGCAATGGATGCAAAACTGTTGCGGCGCGTGGTCAATTCATCAACCTCAATGTGCTTCTCCAGCTCCTTGCGATCACATAGACGCGCTATGCGTTTTGAAATTTCAATGTCAGTGAAGTCATCTGGAACATCAAGCCTGATTACGATCTGCTTCATCTCTCTCCCTCTCAAACTGTTGCGTCTCAAGTCCAACCTCAAGCACCTTTTGTGCTAGCTTCAATAGCTGACGGCTAGACATCTTGCGGTCATAAAGTTTGCCGTCGATGTAGACGCGCAGTGCCCCTGTCAATGGAATTGGCAGGAAATTTTCTGGCTCCAGCCTCTTATCAACTGGTGCCGTTATTAATTCACTCTTTGTCATAAAACCTTTCCCTCCACAAAGTGAGCACGGCTGTTCGATGTAACTGGTGCCGTTCTCATTGTCTCCGTCAGGATTAACTTCGATTAAGAGCATACCTTGATTGCACTTAGAACATTTTACAGCCGTGTCACTCATGTCATGTCCTCAATTAAAATGGAATGCTGTCGTCTACTGGCTGAGCTGGTGCCGCCGCAGGCGCATTGTTGGCAAACTTTGGGTTGGGCCGTTGGGCTTTGCCCTTCAGTGTTGGTGCACGTTCATTGTCGCTCTGGTTTGGCCAAAGGGAAATTTCAATGACGTCACCTGCCTTATAGTCGTCGTCCAAAACAACATTGCCGCGAAGTGCAGGCTGTTTGTTATTCGGTTCGTATTTCGGATTTTTCCAAAAGGCCGCTTGGCCTTTATTATCGTACTGCTGGCTCATATCATGTTCCTTTCTGCTCAGCGTTTCGACACAAGATAGTCGCGCCATTTGGTGAATCGTTCGTTGATCAACTCAATGTGCGGACTGGTTGTGATGGCCTTTTGTGAGCGTGCGTACACGTCACGAAGGTCATCAACACTCTCACATCCTTTGATTGCAAGAGTGATTTCGTTGACGAAGTCATCGTCCGAATTTGAAACCTCAGCCGCCGTGCTGGTGTGGGAGGACTGACCAACAGGCGACTGAGGCGTTTGCGCAGGAGGAGCATTAACATCCTGCGCATTGCTGGCGGATGGGGAGGGGACATCTTCGCCAGCATAAATGTGGAAGCCAAGCCCAAGATAGCCGATAGCTTTTGTTAGGCAACGCTGTAGCGCAGTGTTGACTTCAAAGCTGTTCGGATTTTGGACTGGCTTGTTGTTGAAACTCAGCACTGGGAATGTCTCAGTCTGACTGTCCCCTCCGGCTGTTACTGTGACCTTCACAAAGGCATAGCCATTGTGATCGACGAAGCACGGATAACCTTGCGCGTTTTCGTGCTTAACGAAAGTTGCATCTGGGCATACGTCGCGGAGCTTGCCCCACGCCCAAGCCCAACTCAGGTAGCTCATGCCGTTTTTCTTTTCGACGTGACCGCTCACGTCGATGCGTGAAAGTTTTTCCCAAACACTGCTCATTGTTTTCCTCCTTGTTGAAAACGTCCATATACCCAGTCCTTCGCTTCGCTCAGAAGCTCAGAGCCGATGTTCCATCGAAAGTCACCAAAGTCAAAGTCAAGGTAATTGACCAAGACATCTGGATCGGTTGAAATTTTTAGAAGGTTTTGGCGAACCACTGCACGTTGCAAGAGCATACCCAAGTGATCACGCAAGCTGTCGAAGCGCATGGCCTGACAATTCTCTTCGCTGAAAATGCGATAGCCTTCTTCGTTGAAGTATATGAGGATCGGCTTCTTGCCAGTCGCGGCGGAATAAAGCGCGACTTGCGTCAGGTGCGACCAGTCAGGCGTTTCTGGTAACTTGGTCGGCGTGATGTTGCGCGATCCATCTTTTCTTAGTGGCCCAGCGCGCGGCGACTTGGTTTTCAATTCGATTACATGATAGTCGGTGACTATATCGCAGTAGCCGATTATCGGAATGTCCAAGCCGACTGGCTCATAAATTATCGGAAGCTCAGCTACGCCATTCATGATGTCAATGCCGACCGCCTCTTCGCAGGCTTGGATGCCATTGTCGATGTAGCGATCAACAAATTCGTAAAGGTAATCTCTTTTTAAGCCATCAACTTCGCTGATCGGCGTGTGATTTTTCACGCGCTCTTTTGCGCGTTCGATCACCTGATCAATAAAGATGTTGTCTGCGTTAATCAGGATTTCTTGAACGGCATCGTGGATCGCGCCACCTGCTTCGGCTGGTATGCCGAATGGAATTGTTTTGCGACGATCACCCAGCTTCAGCATTTCAAAAGCCCAAAGACCTTGCGGCTTGATGAGTTGGCTGTTGCTGAAGTGAGTGATCACGGCCTTGCCGTCACGCATCACATAATCTGGCAGTGGCTTAAAATTTTCCATCTCTCATTCCTCCAATGAAGCAGATCATAACCCGAATCAAAAATGCACACAATACTTTTTTTGCATATTTGTGGTGCCTCTGAAACCCGCAGAAATCCTTGGGTTTTTAAGGGGGGTTGACACATTATTCATAATCTGCATAATAGTTAATGTGATCAAAAGGAGGACACGACATGATTAAGTTGACAAAAAAACAAAGCACAGAATGGCTGGGCACCGGCTTCGGTTCTGACACAGCAACATGGGTTGTCAAAGGCCATGAGCATATCGAAGTTTTGAAACTTGCAGGGTCTTGGACTGCAATCGACCGCAACACAAACAGCCGTCTGATTAATGGTCAACCAACCAAAGCAGACGCTTTAGAAATTCTTTCTACCAAAATCTAATCAGTCAAAAGGAGGACACAACATGACAAACCATCAAATTCTAAAAACCTTAGAAAAACTTAATGCAGAGCTTGAAGAGGTTCAAGAAAGCATAAAAACACTGGACGCAGATGTTATAGACTTTAGAGAAAAACTAGCAAAAGAGGGGGCGGCGTAAGCCGCTCCGACAGGAGGAGAGAAAATGTTAGCATATAGTCGTTATAAAAGTTTAGCAGTAGCCGTCGAAGGCAAATCAGGCATCGTCGTAGTTGATAGTGAGTTTGGTTATCCAGTGCCGTTGAAATTTATCGGCGACGACGCGCACCTACTTTTTGAGAGAGCCTGCAACAAGCTGGGCTGGGTCAAAGACAAACGTTGCAAGCATGGTTATCGCAAGGTCGGTTGACGCATAAACCTAAGCGCGATACATTTCGTGCATCAACAAGGAGATGATAATGATGACACTAAGAGAATGGATGACCGCTCAGGGCATCACCCAGCATCAGGCGGCGACACTGCTTGGTGTATCCCAGCCGACGCTTTGCCGATGGATCAATCTGGTCAATGCGCCAGACATTGAGAACATCATCAATATTCGCAAGGTGACGGGCGGAGCAGTGACTGCTGATAGCATCGTCAATGAGTGGGAAGGCATAACCAATGGCTAAGATCAATTCGCGGCGCAAAGGTATGACCTTCGAAAACGAACTGTGCAAGATCCTGCGCGATGAGCTTGGTGACTGTGTCGATGCCGGCACCATCAAGCGGAACCTCACACAATATCAGCAGGTGGACTGCACTGACATTATCGTCGGCAACGTGATGGCGATAGAGGCGAAGCGTTATGCTCAAGGCAACTGGTACAAGCCTGAGTGGTGGTCGCAAGCTCAGCGGTCTGCGGCACTGCTCAACATGATACCTGTGCTGATCTGGAAGTTTGACCGGCAACCAATCAGGGTGACTGCGCCGCTCTATTTCATCGGACATGAGTTGGCGTTGGATAACGCGGAGCACGACTTTCCGCGTGAGGGCAATGCCTGCCTGCCAGTGACAGTTGAACTGCCGACAGGACTAATGCTGATGCGTGAGTGGCTTGCATAATGGCTGACATCATCGACCTTGAGGCTGTCAGGAAAGCCAAAGCGGAAGAGGCTCTGCTGGAGGCGGCTGGTCAGTTTGAGAGTTTGGTGATTGTCGGCTGGGATCACGACGATGACTTGTTGGTCATCTGGGGTGGCGAAATTAGCGATCCAGACATTGTCTTTCTCTTGGAGATGGTGAAGCTGGGCATATTGCAGGGGGACATATAGTGGTAAAGATATTTGAAACTGAAGCCGATCTGGACAATGAGCAGGCGGTTGCGGCAGTGCTAGAGAAGGCGTGGGATGCTGAGTTTAAGAAGTTAGACCGGCGATATCATGTTGATTTTCTGATTTGCCGCGAAGGTAATGGCGTCGCTTGGGCCGAAGTGAAGTGCCGCACGCACGCCAGCACTGACTGGCCTACGATCATTCTTGAGCTGGACAAGTGCATGAAGCTGAGCCAGTTGTCGCATGAGACTGGCCTGCCAAGCATCTTGATTGTCAAGTGGACTGATCGCATTGGTTGGATCAATATGCACAGGCCTTTTCCAGTGCGTTATACTGGTAAGAACGACCGGTATGGGATGGATGGATCGCCGTGCACTATTTTGGCGATCAAGGACTTCACTTTCAGGGATGGGGATGGGAATGAGTTACGATGCAGTTGAGTGGGCGTTCGACCGACCAGTGAAGGACAGTGGGGCTAAGTTAGTCCTGCTGACCTTGGCGCGGCACGCAGATGCAGACGGATACTGCTGGCCCAGCATGAAGCGGATCAGCAATATCACTGGGCTATCTATCAGCACGATTAAGCGCAAGATCAGGATCTTGGAAGACGCTGGTCTAGTCGATCACAGGCGCAGAAAGAAAGCTGATGGTGAGCCTGATAGCAATCTGTATTGCTTGGGGGTAGGGGTCACAGTGACCCTACCTATGGGTCACAGTGAGCCACTAATAAGTCATAGAATAAATCATAATAATATATCTCTCTTAGAGGGTCAGGATGAGCCATACCCTGTAGAGGATGAAACCAAGTGGAATGAGATAATCAAAAGGAGATAGAGATGGAATATTTTGAAAGTCATAAGCCGCAGAACATCACCAAGGCACGACGTGCTGAGATTATCAGCAAGACAGTCGTAGCCAAGATGCGCAAGCTACAGCGACCGCATACGACATTGACGCAGAACAACAGCGTCGATGTTTACCTGCAAGAGATAACCGATATTCTTAATGACCGGTTGCCACACTTAAGCAGTGAAGATCTGTTTGTGGACCTGCTCCGCAAGGTCTGGTCTGAGACGCAGGCCAAGCACAAGAGCACATTCTTTTTCGGCATTGCAGACATCATGGCGGCGGCAAGCAAGGTTGGATCCGAATACTACCGCAAGCACGTTCAGCCATTCCAGCCGAAGGTCAAACTGACCAATCCGAAGGATCAGCAGGAGCGCGTGTTTGATAAGACTGATCCGCGAAAGAATGGGTATACCATTGAGAAGTGCCTGAAGAATATTGAAGACATACGCCAGTGGATGTCTGAAGGCTCTCTCAAGCGTGCTCAGGGGCAGGCATTTATCAGGTTCAATGAGGTGACGATTAACCGGATCAGGGCTTTGGAAAATAAAATGTAAAAAAATTGATTTAGGGGGTTTACATTCATATACGCATGGCGTATAAAGATAGTGTCAATAAAGGAGGACATGACATGAAAAGAGGAACCACACTGATCGAAGCCGCTGAGCACTGCGAAGCCATCTATGCCAAGTTTGTTAGCAGTCAGGGCGACTTCACCTATCCTAGCAAGGCCGCTAAGAAAGCTGACACTGAGTATCTTCAGTGCACTTACGAATTGCTGATCAAAGACAATGAGTTTTCAAATTGGGCCTATGAGCGTCGTTCATCAGAGCAGAGCCGCCTGATTGCTGAGGCTGGTCTGGTTGTTGAAAACCTAGAGCAGGCGTTGGAACTGCAAGATGAACTTAGCAAGATCGCAAACAAGATCAGCAAGTCGCGTAGCTTTGACGTTCCCTATGAACTGCGCCACGTACGCGCAGAACACATTAAAAACATCTTCTCTCTCTTTAGCGAAGATGTCGCATACTTGGTTGAGCGTTTGGCAGTCATCCTTGGTGCGGTTAAGAGCACTGAGGTTGCTGAGCGTAAGGAAAGCACCATATCGCCCGAACAACGCGCTCTTAACGCAATCGGTATCGACAAGTCACGCTTTGCAGACCGGAACCTGATTGCTGAAGCGTATGCAGTATTCAAAGATTTGGACAAAGATGTTCTGAGCGGTTTCCGGAGCCAACAGGTTGTCAATGTGGATTTGGTTAGTGTTACCAATGAACATGGCACTAACTTTTGGAGGCATATGTTCTTCCTGAACGGCAAGCGCGAAGCCTTTGCAGTGGTCATGAGCTTTATCGACAAGGACTTCGACTTCTGGTTGGTGAATGGAACGCCAAACCTGAGCGGCAAGAGCCGCGAACAGCTCAAAGAGTTTTACAAGGGGGCGGCGTAAGCCGTCCCTACTATTCAAGGAGGACATAATGAGCGACAAAAAGAAAGCAAGTGAGGTTCTAAAGTGGATCGAAGACCGCATTGCTGATGGTCGCACTGTCAACATATCAACAGCGTTGAAGGTAATTGAGATCAGCCCGAAGACGTATAAAAAATGGCAGGACAGCGGATCTAAGCTGTTTAAGCTATCGAACAATGACGATGATCTTTACATAGCACGCGGCAAGAACTGGGATTGCATTTGGAGCAAAGGCTTCGGATGCCGGTTCACCGCAAGATAGGAGGATAAAACCAATGGGCCAGAAACCCGAAAATTACCACGAATACATTAACGGCATCTGCGACGACATCTTGGCGGAGCGGTTGCACTGGGACGAAGACCAACTGCCGGACATTATCAGTGAGCACGCTGATAGCAGTTGTATAGTGATCTACTACTCTGAGGCGCACGACTTTCTAAGGTCACTGAGCAGTGAAGATCTATCTCTTGCTGAGGACGAATACAGCTGTTGCTGGGGCGGTGAGTTTACCAGTTATGGTGATACGGCATCTAAGATCGCATACTTCGCTTTATACGCAAAGATCAGTGAGCAGATCAACAATCGCTTGGAAGAGGAGAAACAGAACGATGCCTCATAAAAGCTCATACAAGCCCATACAGCGTGTTTCTGCTGTTTTGGGTATGGTGGTGGAAGGATTGGCGTTCTTCTTCTGTATGGCAACTCTACTGGGCTTTATGACGATTGTAGAGCTTGCAGTCAATTAAAGGTGAATAAAGGGCGAATTAAGGCTGGTAATGCGGCTTTAATTCGCTTATTTTTTGGGCAGAGGTTATTGTGGATCAAGGGGTTGTGATTAAATAATGGGCAGAGCAGTAGTAAAGAAGAAGCGTGGCAGGCCACCGAAGACCGGCGGATGGCAACAGTTGAGTACCAGACTGAGCCAAGAATGGGCAGATGCGTGCGGATTGCTTCCAGAACGCCATAACACGTCGCTGAGTGAGCTTCTGAGTGATGCTATAGCTAAGGAACCACTGAAGGCCGTGCAGGTGCTGAGCGGCTTTATACCGAAGAATATCGACCTATCTGTCTCTGCTGATGGTGACTGGGCCGAAGCACTGAGCCGTGCCAGTGAGATTATCCGCAGTGACAGAGCGAAACAGGCAGAGATAATCGATCAAGTCATTGATATAGAAGAGGAAACGGACTAGACTTCGCATAATGCATATTATGTAAAGTTTTTCTGAGAAGAAACGGCAGAAATCTGCCATTTTCTGATACCCCCCCCACTTCGCGCACACGATGGGGGGCAGGTGGAGTGATAGTGCATCCTCTCCGGAAATCCTCACAGAGAGATAGCTTGTCGTCGGAATTGTTCAGATTGAGCAGGAGCACACTTGGTCCTATCAGTCGCTTGAAGCAAGCTCCTGAGGCGGAGTTTAAGAGGGTTCGTCAAGTGTCGGCAAGCACTATTTACGCAATAGGTGTTGCATATATGCAATACCCCCCTTGCAGTTAAATGCCTGTGATGCTACTTAATGGTTACGGGTTGGGCGTTCTCAATCCTAAGGGTTGGGCATTCTCAGCCGACTAAGGGGCGTTAGTTTTACTGACGCCCTTTCGTTTTGTGGAAAGATTATCTCCGACACCCCCCCCTCTTGATCTGAGAGCCTGCAAGGTACCCTACACAAAATTTTCCGAAATATAGGTATAGCTCAGCGTGAACCATACCCTATTGTAACGCATCATCATATGTGGCAAAAATACAACAGAGGAGAGATGGAATTGGTGTGCGCTTTCTCCTCCCTGAGCGCACCCTCAGAGGGGGCAACGGCATCCATCTCCCCAGTTGCCCCCTCACCCCCACTAGAGGAGAGAGAGATGAACCAAGACGAAATCACTGAAATCCTGATTGAGCTGAGCAAGGATCCTGTCCTGTTTGTTCGATCCATTCTGAACGCTGAACCTGAAGACTGGCAAAAAGAAGCCCTATACGCTGTCCGCGACAATGACCGCGTCGCCATCAGGTCCGGTCACGGCATCGGAAAGACCGCGTTCTTGTCGTGGCTGATCCTGTGGTGGCTCAGTACACGCACCCCTGCAAGGATTGCCTGTACCGCAAACACTGCCAGCCAGTTGAGCGACATCTTGTGGGCTGAGGTTGCGAAGTGGCAACGTCGGATGCCAAAACGCTTCCAAGAGGTAATACAGGTGAAATCGGATAAGGTCGAAGTCGTCGGAGCCGATAGCTTCGCAGTTGCAAGAACTGCACGCCGCGAAACGCCAGAGGCACTGCAAGGCTTCCACAGTCCCAATATGCTCTTTTTGATTGATGAGGCATCTGGTGTTGATGACCTGATCTTTGAGGTTGGTGAAGGTGCCATGTCTACAGAGGGTGCCAAGACTGTGATGACCGGCAACCCGACAAGAACGTCTGGCTATTTTTATGAGGCGTTCAACAAGATGAGAGAGAGATGGTTCACAATGAAGGTTGCGTCTGGCGACAGCACGCAAGTGTCCGACAACTTTATTGAAGACATGAAAACGAAATACGGCGAAGAGAGCAACATCTATCGCGTGCGTGTTCTGGGTGAGTGGCCCGAAGCCGACGACGACGTTGTCATCCCACTGCACTTGATTGAGAGCGCCACCAAGCGCGACCAAGAGGCGGCGGAAACGACACCTGTTGTTTGGGGGCTTGACGTTGCACGCTTTGGATCCGATAGAACCGCCTTGTGCAAGAGAAAAGGAAATGTGGTTGTGGAGCCGCTCAAGACGTGGCGTAATAAGGACTTAATGGAACTGTGTGGGATTATCCTGAATGAATATGAAACTACCAGATGGTCGGAACGACCGCTTGAAATTTTGGTTGATAGTATTGGCATTGGTGCTGGGGTGGTGGATCGTCTTCAGGAGCTTGATCTACCTGCTAGGGGTATAAACGTAGCTGAAAGCTCAGCTATGAAACAGAAGTATTTTCGCCTGCGCGATGAGTTGTGGTTCAGCGCAAAAGAATGGTTTGAGGGCCGCGACTGCACGATACCTGATCAAGAGGAGTTGATTGCAGACCTGTCGAAGCCGCGCTTCAAGTTTTCTTCCAATGGCAAGCTCAAGGTTGAGAGCAAGGACGAAATGAAAAAGCGTGGCATGAATAGCCCTGACTTGGCTGATGCGTTTTGTTTGACTTTTGCTGGCAACGCCTCCATTGCTAGAAGCGGAAGTAAGTTTAAGTGGAGCAACCAGATCAATTATCCGAAAGCAAGGTGGATTGTATGAGTGAGACAGAGTTTGTCACGTTAGGCGAAGAAAATTTAGACGATCTTAAGCAGATCATCATGCTGATGATGGAACTTGAAAATTCTGGTTCTAATTTCGAAGATCTGATGTATACTTGCCTGATGGCGGCTGGCTACTGCGCGTCAGAGGCTGGCATTGACGCAGATGAGTTTATGGAAATCGTGCGCAGTATCCGCATGACTGACGACGGCGTCCACGGAGATTGCTGATGGCAAAAAAACAGACAGTCGGAATGTACACCCCCCTGCCGAAAACAAAACGCAGGGGGCGTAAGCGTGGTCTGAATGTCCGTAAGGTGCACGGCCCAAAGAGTAATATGAGGATCCGTTAATGGCTAGTAGATATTTAGGTGAGTATCTTGCAGACCCATCACTGATAGTTTCTGATCCTGCAATCAAGGTGGGTACGGCTGTCAAAGAAGACCCAATGTCATTTGCGCGTGGGCTTTCTTACGCACCATTCGATCTTGTTGGTGCGCCAGTTGATCTTATGAACCTGATTGCGTCGCCAATTAACCAAGCTATAACCGGCAGGCCCATTGAGAAGCCGGTGGGCGGCAGTGATTGGCTCATTGATCTTTACTCAAAATTTGCGCCGTCAATGGAAAGGACTGGCTCTGTGGCGGAGAACACAGGCAGGTTTATTTCTGGTATTATTGATCCTATTGTTGTAGTGAGTGTGGGCAATAAAATTCTAAAGGGGATGGAAGCCCTAGATGTTTTTAGTGACTTAAAGAGATGGAGTGAAACAGGTGAAACACCAAAATGGACAGTCGAAAGAGACGACGAAGCAGGCATACTCAAAGTTAGAGGCGGCTCTGCAAGAGCGGATGACCAAGGAGCTGGGAGAGGATCCACTGCCTCCGTATCAGGAGAGCGTCAGGTCGTTGAGGGGGCAAGTGGCACAAATCTCACGGATGCAGAAGTCAAAGAAATTCTAGCCGACGACAAACTTAATGTCGCGTACCAGCTTGCAGACAAATACACGCAAGATAACTTTGGCGTTCCGTACAACCGAATAGACCCAGCGTCAGTTGAAAGCAACATCGTAAAACAGGCCGCCATAGGCCGCGTCTATGAGCTTGCTGTTATGGGTGACGACGACTACAAGGCTCTTGTTTTTGATGCTTACAAGCGTGAGATGCCTGACGTTGTTGCGCAGTCTGGTGCAGAAAATTACGATGATCTTGTGCAGGCATCTTACGAAGCGATGGCGCGTGAGACTAAAGATCAGTTTAACCAAATGATGCCGTCAGACATGACATTTACATTTCACCAAGGTGAGCTTGAATATGGTAAAGCATCAGATGCGTTCAGGGATGTAACAGAGAATAGAAACCTGAATGTCTTTCGCGGCGGCGACGAACATGAGTATCTAAAGAATATTGATCCAGATACCGGCCTAACTGAAAATGAAATGTTTAGGGCTGTGCATGATATGTTTGGTCATGCCGCCGGCGGCAACAGCTTCCAGCCAAAAGGCGAAGAGATTGCGTTTTTATCTCATTCTCAAATGTACTCACCACTTGCGCGTCTTGCGATGGCATCGGAGACAAGAGGCCAAAATAGCTGGCTGAATTACGGCACAGCCAACGCACCAATGTTCAAAGACATTCGCGTTATCGACAACGAAATAAAAGATATACGCTCTCAAGCAAGCCGCATGGGGCAGAAGCCAGATCAAGCAAAAATTGATGAACTGCAAGCTCAAAAGAAGGGCCTGTATGATGACTTGCAATACGCTGAACAAAGATCGGTTTTATTGCCGCCAGAATATGTCAGCCCAAATTTTAATGATCCTTATTTTATTCCGCCATATCTGCGTGAATTAAATATGTCTCAGCGTGAGGCTCAACCATTCTACGGCTTACACATAGGGCCACAAGGCTTGTCTGTTGTTGATCCTGCATATCAGGGCACAAGTCGTGCACGCGGCGAAGAGGCTCAAAGGCTTACACGCGAAGATGCACCGGCACCACCGCGTCAAATGTTTTATGGGCCGGATGAGATGGGGGCTATTCAGCCTGAGAGTTTCATAGGCCAACCATACAGGGCGACAGGCGAAGGGCTTAATCTCTATAATTTTGACGAAGACCCTCTTGGGCTTTTGACGCTTGCTGGTGCGCGTTATCCAGACACAAACATCAACCGAAATGATGCGGCCCTGAATACTTTTGAGAGCTTACTGCCTGTCTATGGTTATCAGGGCTATGTCGCTAGGCAAAAAGGCGGCGGCCCTGTGACAAGCGTTTTTGATCCTGTGCGCGTAACACCATCTACGCTTGATCGTCGTTATCCAACACCAAAGAACCAACAAGAACGGATCGCAAGGGATGTTTTAAGGTTGCTGGAAAATGATCGTGGATCTGAAGTAACGGATGCGATGTTGCGATACGCAGACAAAACCTATCTTGATAAAAACTACGATCTGCCGCTTGACGTTGAAAGCCGCATGAAAAGAGCAGGAGAGATGGGCTTTGATCCTGAAGATGTTAGATACAGTGGGACAGACAAAACTATCGACGAAATAACGCAGGCTATATGGACTTCAAGCAACCCTAAAATTGCTGAGATGTATGGCGAAAATATATACCCACTACTTCTAAAAGAAAACTTGGGTGGCACTGTTTTTGCTCATGGTGAAAACTGGGATCGCCTAACAAAAAGAACGCCAGTAGAAAGAGCCGGCGCAGGCGGTCAGGTTTTCAATATGAACCTAGAAGACCTTTATGATATATTTGGTGAGAGGTGGCCCAGCACCATAGCGAAGGGTGATGAAAAATATATCACGACTGACGATGTCGCCGCACTAGCATCTGAGGCTGGGATTCCAAGTTTGGAGTTTTCTGATGTTGTTGACTTTGGGCCTATTTGGAGAAACTTGACTGAAAACGAAAAAGCTCAACGTCGTCTCCCATCAACCACAAGGGTTGATATGTATTCTTCAAATGTAAGATCACCAACTGCACGTTTTGATCCGCGACTAGGACACCTTGCGAACATAGGCGCAAGCATTGCGGCACCCATTGTTACGGCGCAGATGATCGAAGAGCTTTTGAAAGAAGATTCGAATAACGGAGTGATTTACTGATGGCTGTAGTTTATCGCGGCGAACGCTTTGCCGGCTACAACAAGCCGAAGCGCACCCCCAACCATCCGAAGAAGAGCCACGCCGTTTTGGCAAAAGAGGGCGACAAGATCCGCCTGATCCGTTTTGGTCAGCAAGGTGTATCTGGATCACCAAAGAAAAAAGGCGAAAGCAAGTCTTATGCTAATCGCCGCAAGTCGTTCAAGGCGCGTCATGCGCAGAACATCGCTAAAGGAAAAATGTCAGCCGCTTACTGGGCAGACAAAGTTAAATGGTAAAGGAAAGACTATGGCATACGCAAAAAAGAAATCATCACCTAACAAGAAAAAAAGTTTTACCCCATGCGCAACTTGCAAAAGCCCAATGGCCTGCATGAAGATGGGCCGGTGCATGAAGGGTGGAAAGTAGTGCCTCTTACCGCCAAAGGTAAAAAGACGCTTGCTCAGCTTCAAGGCGAATACGGAAAGAAGCGTGGGGAAGGCGTGTTTTATGCGATGATAAACTCTGGTAAACTAAAGGGTGCGGAGCAGAAGAAACGCAAAAAGAGGAAAGCGTAAATGTATGTCACCATCTATCGCAGAGACAGAAAGAGAGAGAAGGCTTTGGCGCAAGAAGCACTTGCTAAAGAGGCAGAGGCGGCAAAGGCTGAATCAGACGAAGAAACCAAGAAGGTAAAAAAGGGGCGACCCAAAAGACGAAAGGCTCAACCATGAACTGTAACAACTGTGGCTATCCCAACCCAAACGGATATTTAGGTGCCTGTAAGTCCTGCCGCCAACCCCTAGTGGTTGAGCAAGAGACTATACAAGCCGTGGAAACTGTGACAAAAAAGGCTAAGAAGGTTTCTTCCAAGAAAATTATTGTGGAGCCGATTGATGGCGAAATTAACTGACATTGAATTTCAATCTATCCTGCGCACTGAGATTGAGCAGGCACTTGGTTACTATGACACTGAGTTTAGTCAGGATCGTATTGACGCGATGGACTACTACCTTGGTGAGCCGTTTGGCAATGAACAGCCAGACCGCTCCCAAGTAATTGCGACCGAAGTCTCTGACACCATTGAGACGATCATGCCTAACCTGATGCGTATCTTCACGCAGTCGGAAGACTATGTGCGCTTTATGCCTAATGGCCCTGAAGATGTGCAGGTAGCTGAACAGGCAAGTGACTACGTCAACTGGGTTATCAATACTGACAACTCAGGTTTTGCAATCATGCACAACTGGTTTAAGGACGCGCTTCTATTCAAGGTCGGCGTTGTCAAATATAACTGGGATGAAATCGTCGATATTGAGTATGAGGAGTATGAAGGGCTAAACGAAAATGAGATGACAGCCCTGATCATCGACGACGACGTTGAGGTTGCTGAGCAAGAAGAGATTGTTATGGGTGAGCCTCAGCTAATGCCTGATGGTCAGGTCATGCCGCCTCCGATTGCCTACAATGTGAAACTGCGCCGCACCAAAACAAGCGGTCGCATCAATGTTGAGAATGTGCCGCCAGAAGAGTTTTTGATCAGCAAGCGTGCGAAGTCTCTCAAAGATGCCGACTTTGTTTCGCACCGCACGACGATGACTGTTAGCGATCTGGTTAGTATGGGTTACGACAAAGATGAGGTGATGCAATATGCAGGTTACACAGACCTTGACACGTCGGACGAAAGAACAACTCGGTTCGAAGATCTTGAAAGCGGATCTGAGGATGACAGCAAAGACCCAGCCATGCGCGATGTCATGGTTACTGAAAGCTACATCAAAGCTGATTATGACGGCGATGGTGTTGCTGAGTTGCGCCGCGTTCTTGCTATTGGGACTGGCTATCATATCATAGAAAATGAAGAATGTGACTATGTCCCATTTGCCATTCTTTCGCCAATTCTAATGCCGCATCGTGCAATCGGTCGCTCGGTCGCAGAACTTGTGATGGATGTTCAGTTGATCAAGTCAACACTGATGCGTCAGTTGTTGGACAACATCTACAACGCAAACAATGCGCGTGTGATTGCAGTTGAAGGTCAGGTCAATCTTGATGACCTTCTGACTAATCGTCCTGCTGGCATTATCCGCACACGCGCTCCAAACATGGTTCAGCCATTGCAGGTTCCAGAGGTATCAGGCGCGGTGTTCCCAGCTCTTGAATATATGGATCGGATGAAGGAACAGCGCACTGGCGTAAGCCGTCAGTCGATGGGCTTAGATGCTAACGCACTGCAATCGACAACCGCAACTGCCGTTGCCGCCATGCAAGCCGCATCGCAAGGCAAGATCGAAATGATTGCGCGTGTATTCGCAGAAACAGGTGTTAAGGATTTGTTCCGTGGCATCTTGCATCTGGTTACGAAGTACCAGAACAAGCCGAAGATTGTACGCCTGCGTAATCAGTTTGTTCCGATGGATCCGCGCCAGTGGGCAACGTCTTATGATGTGCAGATCAATGTCGGCCTTGGCACCGGTCAGCGTGAACAACAGCTTGCAACATTGTTCCAGATCGCTACGCGACAAGAGCAGATCATTGCGGCACTTGGGCCAAACAATATGATTGTAAGCCCAGTGCAATATCGCAACACGCTTGCAAAAATCACTGAGCTGTCTGGATTCAAAGATGTTAATGAGTTTTGGATGGATCCGCGCAACGCGCCTCCGCCACAGCCACAACAGCCTCAAGTTGATCCTAAAGTGCAGGCTGAAATGCAGAAGATGCAGGCGGAAATGCAAATGGCTCAACAGAAAGCGGCTCAAGATCTTCAACTTCAAAAAGAGAAGATGCAGATGGAGTTTGCCTTCAAGCGTGAGCAAATGGCGGCTGAGTTGCAACTGCGTCAACAGGAGCTTGCATTTGAACGTGAGCTACGCGCACAGCAAATGGCATCTGGTGTGAATGTATCGACTAACCTACCAAGGGTCTAGTGGATGGCTGTGCCGCTTAACATTGCAGATAGCATAAAAGATCTGTTGGGTCAGTCCAACTTGTTGCCGCAACAGCAGTTGGGCCAAGGTGGTATTGATGTGCAGTCGCTTCTGAATGTTAAGCCGCCATCCTTGTTCAATGCGCCAGTTGGTCAGATGATGATGCCAGATGCACAATCTGGCGGAAGCTCATTTGGATATGCCCCTGCGTTCCAGCCATCAACACCATACTCAGCAACTAACCTGCCAGAGTTTATGCAAGGTTATGAGCAGACACCTAGCGGTCGCTTTGTGATGTCTCAGGGGTTGCTTGGCGTGCCTCCGACAATGGACAATGTTCAATCTCTCTTCTCTCAGGGATATGCGTCAGAGTACGATCCGCTAGAGAAACAATTTCAAGAGAGTTTTGCATTGGATCCTAGCTGGTTCGGTAATGTGTATCGGTCTGGATACATGATACCAAGTATGCCAAGGGGCATGACAGAAGACACAAGTAGTCCGCTTGGTGGTATTGCTGGGGTGCTTGCAGGTGGTGCCGCGCTCAAGGCATTAACGCCATACACTGACGATATAGCAAGTGCCATTGGTTTCAGTGGTGATGGCGTGAGTAGCGGAACTGGTTTGGGAAGTTGGTTCAAGGATATAGACCTATCAAGCTCTGGCACTGGAATTGGCACTTGGTTCAAGGAAAACTTCAACAAGCCAGAGTTTATCAATAACGCTCAAGAAAAAGCAAAAGAGTACCTTGCAGAGATTAAAAAGAGCGACCTGTACAAGGCTGGTCAGACTGCATTTGATATTGGTGGTGATGCTTTTAATGCCTATGGTCGCATTGAGAACTTTGTAAACAATCCCAACCCTATGGATGCTTTCAAAGCCATCGACGCTATGAATAAGCTAACAACATACCTGCCAGAAGACTTGCAAAAGTCGGTGCAGGGAATTGCGGCAGACATTGGGCCTGCTGTTGGAGTTGCGCTTGATGTTTCTTCAATCGCGTCAATAGCAAATGCTTTTGACAATCCAACACCTGTAAACATTGCAAATGCTTATGGCAGTCTTGATTATCTTGCTCAGCAGGGATATTTAGGATCCAATCTTGGATCTGGACTGCCATACGCTCAAAACATTGCAGGTATAGGCAACATCGTCGGTGGACTACAGGCACTTGAGGGTGGCATCGACAGCGCAGGTGAAGCATTGCAGGTGGCTACCGGCGCGGCAACGGCCGCTAGTATGTTTGGCGGCGGAACTGCAATCGGATCTGCTGGCACTGCGGCATTGCCTGTGCTTGGGCCGGTCGCCGCTCTTTATGGTGCATATCAAATTCTAAACAAGCCAGAAGCAAACCTTGGTCACGCTATTGTTGGCAGGGACGACTTTGGCGGATATTCAATTTCAAGCGAAGGCTACAAAGGTGAGGGCGAAAGTATAGCTAAACCTGAAGCTAATGCCGCTATGCTTGTGCTTGGTGAGCTTGAGCGTAACTATGGTTACAAGTTTAACCCTGATGCTTGGGAGCAAGTTAATAAGCGTGTTGACTTCGACAATGGTCGCTGGGTGCGCGGAGCGCATGACGTGATCATTGATGCGCTTCAAAAGGGGGCGCTGGTTCCGACTGAGGGTACTCCACGCAGTCTTGACTTTGTTAATATGCTGAAAGATGCACGCCTCTATATGTCAGAAGCCCCATACACAACCAACAAGTCAATGTCATCGTTTGCGCGTGGTCAAGAACGTGCGCGTCAAATGCAAGAGAGCGAAGCCTATGGCCCAGAAGGACCACATCCGCTTGAAGTTGAGCGCATGAAAATGGGTCTTGATCCGTTCCAGTGGAGCGCAGATATTGCTGAGCAGTTTGGGCGACTAGATCTTTCTGGCCTTGACTTTAGCGCGTTAAACCTTCCGCAGGTCGCATCAGATTACCAACCAGCACCAGAGCCTGAATACTATACATTAGATGGACAGCAATATACGCCAGCACAGCTTCAAAACATATTTGGCGGTGGCATATCAATCCCCAGCCCATTTGCAGGATTTACAGCACCACGATACGGCTAGGGCTTGCGTTAATCGTATAGTGTGGTATTTTTGTCACATAGGAGATAAGAGATGGACGATGGCAAGAGGCGTGCCGAACAGGATCGCGGAGCCAAGGCGGAAGCCCTGCTTCGCAATCCGATGTTACAAGAGGCGTTTGATACACTTGAGCAAAAGTATATCGACGCTTGGAGAAATTCACCTGTGACGGCGGAAGCCGACAGGGAAAAGCTCTTTCAGATGTACCAAAACCTGATTGCGGTCAGGGGCCATCTGCAAGAGGTTGTCAATACTGGCAACCTAGCGAAAACTGAAATTGAACTGAGGAGATAAGAAATTATGAGTGACGAAACCAGTACCCTATTAGGATCAGGCGAAGCACTTGATAAAGGTCAAGCTGTTGACCTACTCTTGAATGTCAACGCCCCCCAAGAGGCAAGCGAAGATACTCAAGAGCCTGTAGCCGAAGAAGTCGAAACAGAAGAAGTTGAGACTGAAGAGGCTGAAACATCTGAAGACGAGTCTTATGACGATGACGCTGAAGAGCCATCTGAGTCAGAAGAGGAAGATGATGATGAAGAGTATGACGTTGATGAGAACGAAGTAGAAGTCGTTGCAGATGACGTTTATACCGTAAAAGTTGATGGTGAGGAAAAACAAGTAACCTCTGAGGAGCTTGTCAAATCATATCAACTAGAGCAAGCCGCGCAGAAGCGTATGCAAGAGGCTTCACAGACACGGAAGCAAGCAGAAGCCGAAGCACAACAACTTGCTCAACAGCGTGAACAATACGCGCAGGCTTTGCAGATTATCGAAGCCCAACTTAACCAAGTGCAAGAGCCGCCCAAAGAATATTGGGACAAGCTCTATGAAAATGATCCTCTTGAATGGACACGTCAGCGTGACGTGTATCGTGAGCGTAAAGAGAAACTTGCAAAAGTCCAGCAAGAGCAACAGCGCGTTCAGCAGGAGCATCAACAGCAAATGTTGCAAGCTCACCGGCAAAAGCTGGTAGAAGAGCAAAATCGTTTGCTGGAGCGCATACCTGAGTGGCGCAATGAAGACATTGCCAGCCGCGAAAAGCAGGCCATTATTAGCTACGCCCAGCGGCTAGGCTATAGTGAGCAAGAGCTTTCCGTCGCCAGCGATAGTCGCGCCATCGAAGCACTGCGCAAGGCTTACCTGTATGATGAGCTAATGTCTAAAAGACCAGAGGCTCAAAAGAAGGTTAGCAAGGCACCAAAAGTGGTTAAGTCTGGTACTCCGAAAACTAAGAAGCAGGTGCAGGGTACACGCAATAAGCAGGCTTTTGATCGCCTCAAAAAAACTGGCACTAAAGATGCCGCCGTTGATTATTTGTTACAAAGGAACAGCTAAATGGCTACACACACTACTACTACCGCCGTCGGTGAGCGCGAAGACCTTTCCGACGTCATCACCCGTATTGACCCAGATGAAACCCCTGTGTTTTCTGCTCTCCGCAAGGAAGCAGGCAACGGCGTTTTCGTTGAGTGGCAAGTACAAGAGTTAGCCGCCGCAAGTGCGACTAACTACCAAAACGAAGGTGCAGACGCGACTTTTGACACGCCTACTGCAACCACCCGTCTTGGCAACTACATGCAGATTTCGCAAAAAGATGCGGCTGTATCTGGCACGTTGGATGCCGTTGATAAAGCTGGTCGCGCCAAAGAAACTGCCTATCAGAAAGTCCTGAAAGGTCTGGAGCTTCGCCGCGATATTGAAAAATATCTGCATAGCGACACTGCACGTTCTGGCTCGGATCCGCGTAAAGCAGGTTCGCTGTCAAGTTGGATCACCAACGTAGACGACGCTTCTGGCACGTCTGCCGCAACTGGTGACGGCACGGACGTTCCAGATATGGCTGGCACGAATCGCACGCTGACGCTTGCTATGATCGACAATGCAATGCAAGCGGCTTATGAAGACGGCGGTCAGCCAAATATGCTGGTTGTCTCTCCTGCCAAAAAAGTTGAGTTTAGCGACCTGAACAGTGGTTCAGTTGCCACGAACCAAATCAACTACACGGCTCCACGCGAAGCCGCTATCGTTGGTTCGGTTTCCTTGTACCTCAGCGACTTTGGTCAGCTTGACGTTGTCATCGACCGCTTCGCTTCTAGCGACCGCGTCTACCTGTTGGACAGCGACTATGCTTCGATCTGCACGCTTGCCGGTCGGAACTTTGCGGTTCAGCCGATGGCGAAAACTGGTGATGCGGAGAAATTCCAAATCATCACGGAATGGACGCTGAAAGTGTCTGCTCCGAAAGCACACGGCGCAGTCTACGACTTGTCGTAATTGAAGAGGGGGGATGGGTGAAACCATCCCCCTAATTTCAAAAAAGGAAGAGAGATGAAGCGACTGGTTCACAAAGACCCGATTACAGGCAAAGAAACATGGTGTCACTATCAGGCTGATGGTGGCTTTATTTTTGAGACAACTCAGAACGTCGATGCTATCTTGAAGGAGAACAAGAAGCAAGCAAACGAATACCGATCAGGTGCGTTGATAGGAAACACTCAACGTCATCATCAAAAGGTTGCCGACATTCCGGCGGCATTGTATCATCAGCTTGTCGAAAAACTTGGCAAGCCCAAAGACAATCCGAAGGCTTGGCGGCAATGGTTGAACGATCACGACAATCGGTTTTTTAGAACAGGCGGCGGTAACGTATAATGGCTATAGGCACATATTCAGAGCTTAAAACTGCTGTAGCAAACTTTCTTGCAAGGGACGATCTGACGGATCGTATTCCTGAGTTTATTGCTTTGGCTGAGGCACGTATGGGCCGTGAGCTAGAGACGCGATCACAAGAAAAGCGTGCGACAGCGACACTGTCTTCGGGTGACGCATTTGTGTCTCTGCCGACCGACTTGCGGTCTATCCGCTTGGTCAAGCTAAACACAAGCCCCACTGAGACGCTGGAATACTACACCCCAAACAAGCTCAATGAGCTTTATTCTGACAATATTGCAGGCAAGCCGCGTGGCTACACAATCATTGGCAGTGAGATTAAGTTTGGCCCAACGCCTGACAGCTCATACACGGCTGAGATTGTTTACGTAGAAGGTATATCTGCACTGTCGGACAGCAACACGTCGAACACGACACTGACGCGGCACCCTGACGCATATCTCTATGGCACCTTGGCAACCGCATCGGTTTACCTGATGGATGATCAAAAGACCACACTCTTTGAACAGCTATTCACACGCGCTATTGAAGAGATTAAAAGAGACGAAGAGCGTGGCAAACACGCTGGAAGCGGACTATTCATGAAATCTGACTATGGAGAACTAACATGAGCGCGATGAGTGATTATCTGGAAAATAAATTTCTGGATCATTTTTTAGGAACAGCATCAACATCAGCACCTGCGGCTGTATATGTTGGCTTGCACACTGCTGACCCAACCGATGACGGATCTGGTGCGGAAGTAAGCGGCTTTGGTTATGCACGACAAGCTATGGCTTTTGGTGCGGCATCTAGCGGCACAGCAAGCAATAGTGGGGCTGTAGAGTTTCCTGCCGCTTCTGGTGGCAACTGGGGTACAATTACTCACATTGGTATCTGGGACGCATCTACAAGCGGCAACCTGCTTTTTCATGCGGCCTTGACTGTAAGCAAGACGATCAACGATGGTGACATCTTTAAGATCGCGGCTTCAGGTGTTGACATTACGGCGGCCTAATTATGGCCGATATTGTAGGGCCAAATCTTGAGCAGTTAGATAACTGGGGTAACATTGATACCCTAGCTTATAGCCTTGATGACCCTATCTGGCTTACTGCGGCCCTGCGCGAAGGTGAGGCATCACCATCAGTATCAGCAAGTGTTACTTCTGAAGCAATCCGAATACAGTTTGGCGCATCATCTGCGTCAGCGTCTGCAAGCGCGACGGCATCTGCATCTGTAATTTATTTGGGTGAAGCAAGCACATCATCTTCTGCAAGCGTAAGTGCAGAGGGTATCCGTGTTCAGTTTGGCGCGTCTTTGATTGTTGGCCCTGCTACAATGACTGCCTCTGGCGGTCTTGTTGCAAGCGGCGCATCATCTATGGAGGCTGTAGTTACTGCTGAGGCTGTAGCAAGTTATGAGACATTTGGTTACGCATCAATGTCATGTTCTGTTGCAACATCTTCTAGTGCAGAGCGGCTTGGAGAGTTATGGTCTGTAGCTTTCGATGGCGGAGGGCTTTGGTCTGATGTTCCTGCTGGATCTGAGGTATGGGTGACTGTGCCTGCCGGCAATGAAATATGGAGTAGTCAATGATAAAGTTTGGTCAGTTGTTACCAGATCAACCAGACCTGAACAATGCAGGTGTGACTGTTGCAACTAATGTTGTGCCTGCCGTCTCTGGTTATAATTCACTTCGCGGCATAAACGCATATAGCAACGCGGCTGATGCAAAAATTACTGGTATGTTTTCAGCTAAAGATGATGACGGAACCATTGATGTTTATTGTGGCGACAGCACGAAGCTGTACGAACTTAACTCAAGCACAAACGCACTGAGCAATATCAGCAAGTCTGGCAACTATAATTCAACGACACAGCGCTGGCGTTTCTGTCAATTTGGCGAAGATGTAATTGCGGTGAACTTTAACAACGAAACGCAATACAAAACTGCCGCCGCATCGCTATTTGCAGATTTATCTGCTGATGCGCCACGCGCTAAGTTTGTAGCTGTCGTGCGCGACTTTGTTATGACTGGCTACACTTATGATAGCACGGATGGTAACAAGCCGTACCGCGTGCGCTGGTCTGGCCTTGGCGATCACACTAGCTGGGCCATCTCAGCAACCACTCAAGCCGACTATCAAGACATTGCAGACATGGGTGCTGTGACCGGCCTTGTTGGTGGTGAGTACGCAACCATCTTGCTAGAAAAAGGAATTGTTCGCGCATCATATATTGGATCGCCACTCATATTTCAGTTTGACAAGGTAGAGACAAATCGCGGTTGCGCTTACTCTGGATCCGTCTGCAATGTCGGACACACAGTTTTTTATCTTGCTGATGACGGCTTCTATATGTTCGACGGCAATGGATCAAAGCCGATTGGCGCGGAACGCATCAATGAATTTTTCTTTGAAGACTTCAACAAGCAGTTTGCATCAGAGATGCACGCGGCTGTAGACCCATTGCGTCAGATAGTTGTGTGGTCTTATCCATCAAAGGCGGCAGGCAATGGACTATGTGATAAAATTCTTATCTATAATTATGCAGTCGATAAGTGGTCGGTTGCGGAAGTTGGGGTTGATTGTATTGCTCCTATCTTCTCACCTAGTTACAGTCTTGAAGATCTTGACACAGCTTTTGGCACTGATCTTGATGCTCTACCTGCCTCTCTTGATAGTAGCCTTTATCGTGGCGGTGAGTTTTTCTTTGCTGGAACACGCGACAATAAAATACAAACCTTCACAGGAAGCGTCCTACCAGCAACTCTTGAGACTGGTGAATTTGAACTTAAAGCAGGTAAGGTTTCACTTGTTCGAAACATTATGCCTTATGTCAACTCGCACGGAGCCGTTCCTGCGACGATTACGGCGCAAGTTGCAAGTCGCTTGCGGCAGAACGATCAATCGTCTTTTGGATCGGTTTCATCGCTAAATGCTGACAACTACATCCCAGTGCGTGCGAATGGTCGCTATCACAAGATACGATTTAACATCTCAGGCGACTGGACACAGGCTCAAGGTTTTGACATCGAAGCAACAGTGATTGGCAAGAGATAATGGCTAACCAGTACCGCAGACTGCCACCCCAAGGCGGCGATCCTAGATTGACCGCAGAGGTGGTAAATAACTTGCTAGAGGGCAAGTTAAACTCTACTGGCACACTCACCCTAGCAACTGGCGGAGCTACCACAACAACGCTCTATGACCGCCGTATAGGTGCTGATTCTGTTATTTTGTTTATGCCAGTATCTGTTGCCGCGGCCGCCGCTAATTTTTATCCATATGGTACGTTTGAAGAAAGAGCAGATATTACATTTGCTGTAGCAAATACACCATATGTTTTAGATTTATCTGAAACTGAATATGCCTATGGAATGTCTTTAGCATCCAACAGGATTACTGTTGATTATGGTGGTATATACGATTTAGACATTAGTGCTTTATTTGTAAACCAACAAACGCAAATTTATAATGGGTTTTTATGGGTAAGGGTAAATGGAACTGATTATCCTCACTCAGCAACAAAGTTTGCCATTACAGAAAATCATGGCGGAACAGATGGTTATGTTCCTGTTGCTGTAAATCATCCGCTAGAGCTAGAGGCAGGTGATTATGTTGAGGTTGTTGCGGCTGTAGGACATAACAATGTTTACCTAGAGGCATATGACGCATCAACAACTCCGTTTAATATGCCAGCCATACCGTCACTAATGGTTAATTTAATGATGGTTGACCCGTCAGGCGTTTCTGACAGCGCCTTTGAGATGTATGTAACTGACAGACAAAAAGGACAAGCAACAATCAACCATTTGCCTAATTCTTTGGCAGATAAAACATTTGCCTATGTTATATTAGGATAGAGTTTTACAAACACTAAATTAGGGTGTAAATTAGCCCCAAGAGGTATAGTACAATGGCAGAACAAGTAACATCTGGAACAACTGGCTTAGGAGCGTTTGCAACGCCTTATGCTGAGTATGGCTTAGCGGAGGCTCTCAAACAGTATCAACAAGGTGCCCCAGCTTATTATGAAGGCCAGACTTATGCAGGCTTCGCGCCACAAACTGAGCAGGCTCTGCGTGCTACAGAACAGCGTGCGCTTGCAGGATCACCTGTATTGCAGGCTGGTCAAGACTATTTGCAGAGTGTTTTGTCCGGTGGATTTCTTGGGTCAAACCCATACTTAGAAGATGTTGTTCGTCGCGCATCTGGTCAGGCTCAAGCCGCAGGAATGAGCGGCCTTTCAAGTCGTGGGCGGCTTGGATCAGGTCTTGGCACGCAAGCTGTTACTAGCGCGGTTGGTGATGTTGCCTCCAACATCTATTATGGTGATTACGGAGCAGAGCGCGGTCGCCAGCAACAGGCTCTTGCCTATGCTCCGCAGTATGCGGCGGCGGACTATTACGACATCAGTCAACTTGCTAATGTCGGCGCGGCGCGTGAAGCTCTGGCTCAAAAAGGTATTGATGAGGCAATGAAACGTTACCAGTACGAAGCCACTGCGCCCCAGCAGGCTTTGGCAACATATTTGCAACAAGCCTTTGGTTATCCTGTGAGGGAGCAAACAAGCGTAACATCTCTGCCAGACCCAAGTTTCGGTCAGCGATTCTTGGGCGGCGCGGCGGCGGCTCAGAGCTTCTTTCCGCAAGGCTACGGCAAGGGCGAAGGTGAGATGTCTAACCGCTTATATGCAGGTCTTCTTGGTGGCGGCTTAGCACAACTATAGGGTGTAGATATGGCTTATAATCCAAATGCAATTTTGAGCTTACTTGGCGGAAGTGCCGCACCAATGAGTGCAGATCCGTATCGCACGCCACAGACAGACTATATCTCAAGCCTATTGGGTGCTCAGGAATACAGCAACATGAGCGTTCCAAACTTGCCATCAAATCCAATGTTGGGCCGCCCACTTTCTTTATTTAATCCTGAAATCGAAGCGAAGGTTCCACCTGCACCTAAGCAAAGTTTTCTTGGTGCTATTGGTCAGGGGATTGGTGAGCGTTTTTCAGACCCTGATTTTGCGCTTGCGTTTGGCACAAGTATGTTGCGCCCACGGCAATATGAAGTTGGCATAGGTCAGTCGATTGCTGAAGGCTTGCTTGCAGGCCGCGCCGCTCAAAAGGCAAAAAAAGAAGAAGATATGACAAACTTGCTTATGACCGCAAACATCGAAGCAAAACTAAGAGAGGCTGGTGGCTTTGATAAAACCTTCGGCAACGAAAAGGATATGCGTAAAGAGTACAATGATCTTACCAAGGATTTCAGAGAATCTCTTGCTGGATTTAATAAGGTTAAACAAGCGGCGGCTCTTGACACAGGTGCTGGAGATATTGCATTGATCTTTGGTTTTATGAAAACCATTGACCCAAGCTCTGTTGTTCGTGAGAGTGAATTTGACTTAGCGCAGAACACTGGCGGCGCACCTGATCGCGCAAAGGCATATATCAATCGTGTTATCAGTGGTCAGAGATTGACACCAGATCAGCGTAAGTATTTTATTGATGCCGCCGCAAGCCAAATGGATGCCATTGTCAGTTTGCAGAGAGATATAGAGAAAAGATATGGCTATCTCTCTCAGAGGTACGGGTACGATCCGAAAAACATAGTTGATGAGTATTCTTCAAGATACACTAAAGATGCGTCAATAGTTGTTGGCACAAAAGAAAATCCGCATATTGTTTCAAGTGAGGCGGAGGGTGACAAACTCCCAGAAGGAACATATTATCAGGTTGGAAATACGATATATCAGTCTGATGGTGGGGTGCGATAATGGGAAGGGTTGTTGGTAGCGTAAACCAAGAGACAGGTGAAATCACTTTTAGCAGACTTGCTGATCCTTCAGTTGAAAAGCAACGCATACGCTCTGGGTTACAGGGGGCAACCTTCGCGTCGGCTGATGAGATAGAGGCCGCCATCCGCTCTCTGCCGTCGCTACTTACTGGCGACTTCGGGTCGACATATGAGCAGACTGTCGGCGACATCCGTAAACAGCTTGAAGAATACCAAACCGCATACCCAATGGAATCTATGGCGTATGAAATTGGTGGTGCAGTTGTGCCGACGCTCGCCGCTACGATGCTAACTGGTGGCGCAGGTACGGCTCCAGCAACGGCATCTACAGCCGCAAGGGTTGCGGCTAATCCTGCAATGCGGACTTTCTTGCAGTCATACGCCCCCTCTCTATTGAAGGGTGCTGGCATCGGCGCAACAGAAGCTGGCCTGTATGAATTTGGTTCAGGCGAAGGTGGCGTGTCTGAGCGTCTGAAAGGTGTTCCTGAAGCCGCCGCGATTGGCGGAGCATTAGGGCCTGTATTCCAGCTTGGCGGCAGGGCACTTGGCATGGGTATTGGCGCGATAACCAATAAGGCAAGAAGGCTGTTTGGGGCGCAATCTGCGGATGTCGTTGAAGCTGAACTTCAGCGAATTATGAGCGAAAGCGGCATCCCACTAGATGAAATACTTGATGCGGTTGCGCGTGGTGAAACGCTTGCGGAAATCAGTGAGACCACACGCAGAACGATTGGCGCATACCTCTCAGATCTATCTCACCCTGCTCTCACATCAATGGATACACGCGCTGATAAGGCACGCGAAGTTGCGCTAAGAAATACTCAAAAAGTCCTGACTGGCGATGTTGATGCCAATGTGCTTAAGATATTCCGCAAAGGCGTAGATGAGGCTGACCAACTTGCATCTAGGGAATATGACAAGGTGTTTGATGAGTTTGGTTCATTGCCAGATTCAGTTAATGATGCAATGACAGACATCCTTGTAAGGAATATTGACGAAGCTCCTCAGATACTCAAGGGTCTTCGACTTCAAGGCGTTAAAGATCCTTTCTTTAAGGTTTCCAAGAGCGGCGAAGTTGAAATACTACGCACCCCAACATTGCGTGAGGCTGAGCGTGTACGTCGCTCTCTGAGTGACCTTGCTCTAAACAGCAAGGGGCAAATGAAGGCGGACTACAAGGCTCTTGAGTTAAAACTTCGCAATGTTATCGACACAGCATCTCCTGAGTTAGCAGATGTCCGCGCAGTGTGGGCCAACACACGTCGCGGAGCGGAGCTTTTTGAGCAGGGCCGCAAGGTATTAACAAAGAGTGCTGACGAAATCGAAATTGATTTTGAGAAAGTGACGCAGGAAGGTGCAGACGCGATTGCGGCATATCGCCAAGGTGTAATGGATGCGATCAGGAACAAGAGAAAAGAAAAAAGTCTGCCAGCACTGTTGACAACGATGTCAAACAAAGAGGCGCGTATTTTTGCCCAGATATTCCCAGAGGACGAATATCAAAAGGCGTATGACCTTTGGGACAGGGCAACCCGTGCCGCAAAAGTTGCTGGTGAGAAGGCTAAAACAGAATCTACACCACGCGCCGCTATCCGTCAGCGCATTGGATCTGGTGCCGTCATTGCAGACATTGTTGAGACGGCTGGTTTTAACAACCCAATAGCCGCCGCACGTCTCATGGGTAAGGGCTTCAAGGTTCTTGGTCAGGATATCTCTCAAGATCAGCAACGTAAGATTGCGCACTTGCTATTGAGCGAAGACAAGGATCTTGTTACAAGAGCATTGAATAGCAATAAAGGTTGGGATCAAGTCCAGAAGCGGATACTTCAGATCCAGAAATCACTTGAGGCAGGCGCAAGACGCGCACCCGCGCCAATAGCGGAAGAGCTTGGCGGCGAAGGTTTGAGCGGATTACTTTTCTAAGGAAAGAGAAACATGGCAAAGAACAGCATCACTGATTACGATAATGTA